TGTATCAGTATGTTGTAACTGATGATGTAAAAGCACAAGTCATTAACGATGTTGCAACCTTTACTAATGTTGAAGTTAAAGAAGGAACACAACTTGTTAATACATTCACTGTTAACACTTCATTAAAGAGTCAGAAGTTTATTCTTGACAATCCAAACATTGATACTAACACAATTAGAGTAAAAGTATTTCCTACTGGAGGTAGCTTCAGTGAACCATATCTAGTTGCAGATAACATTTTAGGTGTTGATGCTACATCAAAAGTATTCTTCCTTGATGAAATTGAGGATCAAAGATATGAGATTCTCATGGGTGATGGTGTTCTAGGTAAGAAACTAGAGAACAATGCACGTATTGAGGTATCATATTTAACAACAGCAGGTCCTGAGAGTAACGGAGTTCGTACATTTGTCTTTTCTGGTGTACTAGAGAACCCTAATGGTGTAACTCCTAGTAATATTTCCACATCTATTACATCCACTGTTGCCTCTGCGGGTGGTGAAGAGATAGAAAGCACACAGAAGATAAAATATACTGCTCCTAAGGCATACGGCACACAGGAGCGTGCAGTGACCGCACAGGACTATGAAGCAATTGTACGTCAAGTATATCCAGCAACCAGTGACATCATTATTTTTGGTGGAGAAGATCAGGAACCACCAGAATATGGAAAAGTTTTTATTGCATTGAAACCAACTGATGCAAGTTACCTTACATCATTAACAAAAAATCGTATCATACAAGAATTAAAGAAGTATGTTGTTGCATCTGTAGAACCAAAATTAGTAGATCCTTCTATTTTGTTTGTTGAACTTACAAGTAAGATTTACTATAACGGTGAGATGACAGATCAAACAACATCACAGATTAGAGACAAGGTGATTGGTAGTGTACAGTCTTATCTTGATACAAGTGATACTGAAAAGTTTAATGGTAAGTTCAGATATAGTAAGATGGTTGGTGTTATTGATGATGCAGATAAATCTATAAATTCTAATCTCACCAGTATCACAATGAGAAAAGATTTCTATCCTTCTCTAAATTCTACCTTCTATTATGAGTTATGTTTCCAGAATGCTTTTGACGAGGACTGTGATGATCCAATTCTTTCTAGCACTGGATTTAGAGTTACTGAATATCCTAATTTTGATGTTTATGTTGAAGATAGGAATAAGAAAATTGTCCTATATAGACTAGATAGCGTGACTGGTGAAAAGGTTGTCCTTGACAGCGATATCGGTGACATTGATTATGTAAAAGGTGAACTTAAAATGTACAATTTAACTATCATAAAAGGTAGTTTCTTTGATAACCGTATATCTGTTAGAGTCAAACCACTTCTCAATGATGTCAAGGCACTTCGTGAGGTATACCTTGATGTTGACGTTGCTAATTCCTCATTCACTGCATACAAAGAGTAAATTAAATGCCCGCTGTAAAGACCAAGAGAATTTCTACTCTCATTGAATCGCAGCTTCCTGAATTCATCAGTACAGAGTATCAACTTTTTAGTAAGTTTCTCACAAAGTATTATGAACAACAGGAGGTGCAAGGTGGCACGTTGGATATTATTAACAATATCCAAAAATATGCAGATATAGATTACTATGAACAAAACCTACTTAAACAGTCTGATGTGTTGGACGTTAGTATCAGTGATACTGATGATACAATTGTACTACAAGATGCAACGAGTTTTCCAAAGAAAAACGGATACATTAGAATAGACAACGAGATTATCTTCTATGAGTCACGAACAAGCACAACTTTATCAGGAGCAGTTAGAGGTGTTAGCGGTAACACAACTCTTGGTGATCTTTATAGCTCGTCAGAGTACACCAGCACAGATGCAGCACCACATAATGCTGGTCAGAAGGTTATTAATGTAAGTAATCTTTTCTTATATGCATTAGTAAAGAATTTTGAAAATCAGTATCTTGGTTCTTTTCCAGAAAAGTATCTTAAAGGAGAGGTAGATAAGAGAACTTTAATTAAAAATATTCAGAAGTTCTATAAAGCTAAAGGAACTAGTAGTTCTATAAAATTTGTTTTCAATACTATTGTTTCTAAAACAGTAGATGAAAAACCTGAGGTATACAAACCAAGAGATTTTACATATAAAGCATCTGAGTCTGATTGGATCAATGTATATGCTCTTAAGTGTAAAGTAATATCTGGTGATGTTAATAATTTAATTGGAAAGAAAATTGTTCAGACTGCTACTGAGGAATATGGGTATGCAGACGCTACAGTAGATAATGTATATGCTGATGGCACAGCAGATAACGAAGTAATTTATAATATCGTATTAGCACCAGAGACAGTTAATGGTGAATTTGCAATCTCAACTAAGACTAAAATTGAGAAAGCAGTTACTGGAACAGATAGCACTGGTGATAGAATCAATGTATCTTCTACTATTGGTTGGGAGAAGACTGGTTCAATTTTGATTGGAACAGAGACAATTACATTTTCTGAAAAGACTGTAACTCAGTTTATTATTGATGAGAGACAAGCATCAGGATCTATTGCATATCCTGTAGGAACATCAGTATACAAACCAGTAACAATTGCAAACTCCAATGTAACATTACTTACATTTGGTGTTGTTTACAATTTAAAACCAGAAGATGCTCAACCATACTCTAGTCCTGGCGACAAGATTCTTGTATCTAGACCTGGTTTTGAAACTGCAGATCCTAAAATTGTACAGACTGGTACTAATCAAACAAGATGGTTATTGAATCAAGGAACAGCACCAGTAATTCCAACATTACCAAGCATTCAAGCATCTTTAAGTCAATTAACGACAGATACATCATCTATTTTTGCTGATGATCAATACTATTACATAACATCTTCTTCTTTCCCATCATATAAAATTCTTGATGGATCTACAGTAAATGAAGAATTACTAGATCAAAGAATTTTACGCATTATTAGAAAAGAAGCAACAAGAACAACAGAGAAATATAAAACTCCAAATAGAGATGTTGGTATCCTTCTAAACGGTGTCCCTGTCTATGGTTTTAGGGATCATGATAGTATTCGTTTTGGTAAACTAGAGGAAATTAGAATTAACACACGAGGTAGAGGATATGTAACACCACCTTTTGTGTTGATTGATCAGGTTCCTAATAAAGCTAGAGCAGTTTTAACTGGTCAGGTTGTAGAAAGAATTATTGTAGATACTCAAGATGTTTTCCCAAGAACTCCAGATGTTACTATTACTTCTGGTAGAGGTGCAGTAGTTCGTGCAATCGTAACTGGTGGTAAAGTAACAAGTCTTGTTATTGATAATCCTGGTGAATTTTACTCATCTCCACCAACTGTAAGAATTAGAGATAATGCAGGTAGAGGAAGATTTGCTAATTTTAATGCAATTGTAAACACTGATGGTAATATCACTGGATTTGAAAAAATTGATGAGGGAAATTTCTATAATCAAAACACTGTAATAGTAGATATTATTCCTGTTGGTGAAGATGCAACTGGTATTCCTTTATTAAAAGAATGGAACTTTAATAGATTTGAAAAAATAGGAAATGATCTTGATACTGAGTATGGTTATATTTTCCAAAATTATAATAATGCATTAGAATATGGTTATGGGCATGTTGGTAATCCAAAAGCTTTACGTGTTGCCCTTAACGATAATATTAACAACGCAGGAACAGAACCTGCTACAAAAACTCACTCTCCCATTATTGGATTTGCTTATGATGGCAATCCAATATATGGTGCATTTGGTTACGAGGATCCTTTAGATTCTACATCATCTATTATTAGAATGACATCTAGTTATTCTATCAATGGAACTCGTAGAGAAGGTCCTTCACTTACCACATATCCTCTTGGATCATTTAACAATGATTACACATACACTCATAAGAGTGGTACATTAGATGAGAACAATGGAAGATTTTGTATTACCCCAGACTTTCCGAAAGGAACTTATGCTTATTTCATTACTATTGATCGCAATCAAATACCGCAATATCCATACATTTTAGGAGAGAATTTCTACTCTTTACCTGTTGATAGTAATTACAATTCTAACATCAATCAAGATGATATTCCTAAAAATTCTAAAAAATATTTTATTGATGGAATGCAAGGAAATGGTGAAGGTGTTATTGCATCCATCAATGAGGTAAAATCTGGAACTGTTGATAGTATTGATGTAATTAGATCCTCTAATAACTTCTCTATTAACTCTCAAATTTATTTTGATAACAGAGGAACAGAGGGATCTGAAGTTGAATCTATTATATCTTCTGTAAAAGGAAAAAATGTTAATTACCTAGAATGTAAAGAAGATAAAGTTGTAAAACTAACAACAATTCAAAATGCATATCTGTTTGCAGATGATACTTTAACTCAACCATCATCTGGTGCATTTGGTTCTATTGTTGGTACAGTTAGGAATGATAATACAATTGTTCTTAGAAATGTTAACGGAACCTTTGATCAGACAGGAACTTTTTCTGCTTCTATTAAAACTTTCTTAATTTTATTAGATCAAAGAAGTTCTTATACTAAAGGTGCAACATTAAGTCTTACTGATGGTGTTAATACACCCATCGCAACTGCTGAGGTATTAGAAGGAACAACGTCTCAAAACACAGTCCAAATCAAGGTTCTTACTGGTACATGGATTGTAGATGATAACTATTTCTTACAGTCAAGTAATCTATTCAATACTTCTGGAACAAAAATAGTAACACTGACTTCTCTTAGTGATGGATTAAATCCATTTGAGGTAAATCAAAGTGTTGCTTTGATAGAAACAGCAGCACCTCATGGGTTAGGTATTGGTGATCAAGTAACAGTTGATATCAATCCTGATGACAGTACAACAACTAAGACTTATTATTTAAGAAAGAGGTTCTATCAAGAAGCTGTTCTGATACCACCTAATAATAAAACTTCTATTAACTTTACTGGAATTGGTCGTTATGAAATACTCAATGGTGGAGCAGACTATACTGCTGGCACTTACACTAGTGTTGCTCTTACTGGTGGATCGGGCACTGGTGCCACTGCTACGTTCACTGTATCTGATGCTGGTCTAGTTTCTGGTATACAAATACAAGATGCTGGATCTGGATATGCAAGGGGTGATTATCTATCTGTTGCAGATGAAGATTTAGTAAGATCTGGTGCGTCTCAGTCTACTGCAAGGTTTACAATCTATGTTGGTCATGTTGGTGTGCCAGCTGGTGGTACAAAAGTAACAGTTGATAACCCATCAGGATTTGCTGTTGATGATTTAATTCAAATTGGTGAGGAAATATTAAAAATTGTAGGTATCAACGGAAATGATTTTTCTGTAATAAGAGGACAAGAGGGAACTACAGATGTAGATCATTTTGATGGACAGGAAGTATCTCTTTACAATGCTCAATATAACTTCACAAATAATTACCAAATTTTTGCAGGATCTGGTTCAGGTTACATACAATCATATGATCCTGTAACACAAAAAATTATCATTGTATATGATTATGGAACAATAAAACTTACTGCAAATGAAGTTACTTTAAGTTCTAGTTTCTTTGACTCTAGTAATCCACAAAGGTTAGTTTCTGTTAAATCTGCTGATGAGTTAATATCTAAATTTGAATTCTCGGAAGATAATAGTACATTTGTACCTAACCCTAACATAGATCTACAAGAATTTTACAAGTATAAGTTTGACACGTCTCATTCTAGTCTCACTGGGACTTATTTTGATATTAGTCCAAGTAATAATTTTAATTTAATTACAGTAGAGAAAACTGAATCAACTATTTTACCTGGCAATGCAGGATCATTTACAGATGTTAAGTTTGGATTTGGTTATAGAGACGCATCAAATACATATGAAACAAAAACAGGAACAGATTTTACAAACTTCTACTACTTTGATAACAAGAATGTAGTAAATGCAGGAGGAGCATATTTTAAGATCATAACAGATCCATTACAAGGAATTAAGACACTCAATTATGTTACAGCAAATCGCTTTGTTTATGATGTTACCAGCACTCCTCTTTGGGATGGTTCTGGATCCATTTCTTACACTACTACTGGTCAGTTCGCTGTCGGTGAGATTGATAAGGTCAACATCATCAACCTTGGACTAAATTATAAAAAAGTACCATCAATTATTGGTGCTGATGCATCAGAAAGTTTTAGAGCTTCTGCTACAGTGTTGTTTGATGTTGCATCACAAACTATTACTGGTGTTAGAGTAGATAATAAAGGTTCAAACTACGTCAATCCAAAAGTTGTAATTACAAATGGTGATGGTGTTGATGCAACATTCAAGATTGTTGTTAGAAATGGTGAGATTTTTTCATTAGTTGTAGATAAACCAGGTAGAGGATATACATTTGCACCTGAAATTCAAATTATTGAAGGTGATGTTGAAGCTTTTGCAAATAGCACTTCAATTGGTGTTCCTCAAAGTGTGACTTTTGTAAAAAATGGTGGTGCGTTTCATTTAGACAAAACAGTCGCTTCATCTTTCACATCAAATTATGTTGCTGTGCTTAAAGATTATAATGGAGACTTTAGAAAAGGTGAATTAGTAATACAAAAAGTAAATAATGTAGAGGTATTCAGAGCAAGAGTTGCTGAGTGGAGATTTGGTTCAAGATTATTAAAACTAGAAAGTACAGTTGGTATCATTCGTGAGAATATTGCGATTGAGTCTTTCAATACTACTACATCTGGTATTGTTCACTCAGTGTTTGTCAGCACATTTGATGAAGAAATTTCTAGTTTTTATGATAACTTAGGATTCTATACTTCTGACAGAGGTCGTTTAGGTGTATCTAATCAAAGAATTATTGATAGTAATTTTTATCAAGATTATTCTTATGTCGTTAAATCTAAAACACCAATTGATCAGTGGCGTGATTTAATTAAGTCTACTACACACCCAGCTGGATTTAAGTTATTTGGACAAGTTGATGTAGAAGCTACTGCTAGTAGTGAAATGCCAAAAGAACTACCAATGGCATCTCACTTTAGCGTCATACAACTTTGGGATCCAAATAAAAATAAAATCACTGTTGAAAGTACAAAACAAGTAACTACTCAAACAATTCAAAGTGTAGAAAGTCAAAGAGTTCGTAAGTCTTTTGGTACTGCATCTACTAGTGAATTTTTATTTAACGAAGTTCGTGCTTTTGAATTTACTCTTGGTGCACCTTTTGATGGTTACTATGACACTGATGGTAGATTACAAGGAACTACATCGTTCCAAATTTTAAATGATGGAACACCTTTCTTCCCATCATCTGAGAAAGGTCTTATTGTAACTCTAGATGGTGTTATACAAGAACCTGGCGTTTCTTATACTATTAGTGGTGATCAAATTGTATTCTCTGCTCCTCCTCTTGGAAATGGAGCAAAACTAACTGGTGAGTCTGGTGAGACTACTGCATATAAAGGTGTTACTTTCTATGGTAAAGTATTCCAGTTTAAAGACGAACAATATAACACTAAACATCTAAGAAAAATTAGAAACATCTTCCAACGTGGTGGTACTTGGATTGATGCTGCAAATCAAATTGAAAGAAATGTAGAGTTTATTGTAAATGAAACTATTGGATATGCAAAAGAAACATATCCTACATTAGATTGGAGTACAAAACAAGATGACTATGAAAGAAATATTAGAGCAATTTTAGATGCATATCAACATGATATTAGATTTGGTGGAAACGTAAAAACTATTGATTACACCTCTATTTTTAATTCTGATTCTGAATTCCTTTACATTCAAAATAATAGAACACAGTCAGATGCAATATTTGCTTACGCTACTAGACTGGTTAGACTAGCAATTCGTAACTGGGACTACACTGATATTGGTGTATCTTATTTTGCTGGTGGTCGTAAAATGACAGTGACTTCTACAGATGATCTTGCTGTTGGTATGTTTGTAAGTTCTGGTAAAGCATATTCATCTGATACAAAAATTTTATCTATTGATAGTAAAACAGAAATAACAATGACCAAGGCAGCACTAGCAAACTCTGCTGGTGGTGGTGGAGCTCCAGCTGGAATTACAGAGTTGAGTGGTACAGGTACCACAGGACCTATTGCTACCAGTACAGGTGCTATTGTTCCTCCTAATGAATTTAATGTTCCACCTGGCGTTATCGTTACTATTCCTACATCGTTCTCTGGTAGTGACTCAGCAACATTTTCTTGGAGTGGTGTTAATAATGGAACTTTCTATGATGCAGGTAATTTAATAACACTAAACAGAGCGTATATTATTTCAGAGTCTTTGACATGGGCACAGGCACAATATCCTTCTTTAAATTGGGGATCTCTTGCTACTAAGTGTGGTAGAGATATTGGTCTCATATTAGACTCATATGTTTATCATCTTAAATTTGGTGGTAACTTTAAAATTGTAGAAGCTGCACAATTATATTATCAAAAAAATGATTATCCTTATGGAGAAGAATTATACTATATTACTGGTCAACTAACAGAAACAATTGCTACATTCCAATATGCTAAGGATCTTATGATCCAAGCAATGAGGAATCAGTTACCAAATAAAGATTTAACTGTTATTGTTGATAACACTAATCCTACATGTGCTGAGGTTGAAAGTGCTTTGAATACCTACCATAGTATTGTAAACACAATTCTAAGCGAAGGAAGAGGTTTAGTAGAGAAGACAACTCAAAATCCAAATAGAGCAGGAAACTGGACTGATACTTTAACATATTCTAATTACAATATCTTAGGTGATCCTTTACTTCCAAGTCAAGAATGTAATACTGTTATTTCTAGTATTGATTCTTTATATGATAATGTAAGTGAAATTCTAGATCAAAAATCTGTTACTAGAACTCTTCCTGATTATATTGACGGAGAAAATAAAGAGTTTGAATTGTATTGGGATGACGGTACAAAAGTCAATGCAGAAGAAGATGAAAATTTATTCATTACTCTTAATGCTGTAATACAAAGACCTAAGTTAAAAGAAGGTTATCCATTACAAGATGCTTACTTTATAGACAAGACTGTAATTCCTAACGTAATTAAATTTGATGTTGCTCCTATTTGGGATCAAGATATTGGAGCTAAAACTATTGGTGAACCGACTGCAGTAGAAAAAGTTTCTGGTATTGGTGTTGGTAATTATAAAAGACTTACTATTGACTATAATCTAGTTGATGGAGTTAGGAACGGACCTTTCTTAATTCTTGACGTATTAGATAATACTGTTTTGAGTATTGAACAAGAAGATTCTTTATATGTTTTCTTGGATGGTGTATTACAAGTAAACGGAAAGTCTTATACTGTATCAGGTCCTAATATCACATTTACTACATCTATCCAACCAGAGATGAAAATTGACATGAGATACCTTTATGGTAGAGATGTCGGACAAATTTTAAACATATATGATTTTGCACCAGACACATATTATGCACAAGGTTCATTCTCTTTTGATTCTACTGTATTAAGTGATTTCTTAAAGTATGATTGGATGGGAGACGCTGTTGGATCTTCAATTCACGTTTGGCAACAAAGAGGAAACGGAACATATAATGTTATTGGTGAGATTAGAAATCCAGTGATTACTGGAAACAATATAGTGTTTGATCTTAAAGGTCAAAATGCTGCTGCTGAAAGTGGTTTAAATTATACTTTTGTACCAAAAGGATATTATGATAGAACATTTGTAATTAGAGATGCTGATATTTCTAATGTAACTATAACATATGTACAGGATGAGTTTGGAAGAAAACTCCTTAAAGATGATAATGGTATTTGGTCAGGAAGTAATTATGGAATAACATATAAGAAACCATTTGTATTTTTATCAAATGGAGATAAGATTAGTGTAGAAGGCGAAGAAGGATTCCGTAGTATTAAAAAATTACCAACAGAAGCTACAAGTAAAGATGGTAGAGCAGGAGAGCAATTAACTGACGATATATTTGGTTCAGTCTCAGT